GATCAACTGGTCATACTGTTTCTGACCTACGCCAATGGACTTGTTTGCAATCAGGTCGGGGTCGGGGGCGGCAGGCTCAAAAGCCTCTCGTGCAGACGCAACCAAAATCTTCTGCCCGCTGGAGAGGTTGCTTGTGCTAGATAGAGTGATTCCGGTAGCCATAGATTACCTCCTAAGCGCCTCCGAACGGAACCATTTCTTTCCTAAATGTTGGAGTGTCAATGCGTCCCGTGTTGTAGGCGTCGTACACTTCGTCAACTGTGCGATACCCGCCACCTCTGCCCGCAGCCGCTGAGTTAATAGGCGGGTTGGGTGTTTGCGGACGGGCTTGTTGGGGCTGAACCCCAGCCTGTACGCCATTTGGTTTTGCCTTTGCAGCAAAGACGCTGGCGTAGAACTTCTGCTCACGGGTATTCTGGTCAAGAGCCGTATTTGTGAGCACCTGGTAGTCAATGCCAGGGGTTTGTGGGTCAATTCCCATATTGCGCACCATCTGGTAAACCGCCTGCCATTGCTGCTGCGCTACATCCGTACCAGGCTGAGGTTGCGGCGCTGGCTGTGGATTCGGCGCTGGCTGTGGTCGTGTTTGCTGGATAGCCTCCAGGAGTGGTTGCGCAAGCCTTCTTTCTTCCTCCGACAGCGATGCAAGCCATTGCTGACGCCCCATCTCGGTCTGCAAGCCTGCTATCTTCTGTTCGGCCCAAGACTGTGTATCCCTGCGAATGGCGTTCAGCCCAGTATCCAGCTTGCTCTGCAACCCAGAAATCTGACGTTCATACGTCTGTGCTTGCTGGTTCAGAAGTTGCTGCATCTGTTCTGCCGTCACGTACTGAGGAGCCGATTGCTGCCCCAAGTTGCCTTGCTGGGCATCCAACTCCTGCTGCGCTTGGCTTACTTCGTCTTGGCCTTCTTGCTGTTGTCCCGTAACCATTGCTTCCTATCCTTTCGGATGAAGTATGTTGATACGATTCGTATAAAGAATAGTTATCAACCCCTCCGGTGTCAACCAGTAGTTGCCATTACCTCTTGCAAGGGCATGTTCAGGTTCTGAATTGCAGCCATACGCTTCACACTGGCAGCGTTCCCTGGGCTGCTTGCATAGCCAAAGCGAATAAGAAAGGCGTCAAGCTGTGGGTTCTTACGACGGGCCAATGTCCTTGCCGCCGTCTCCGCCCGTTGCACCTGGGCAAACAGACCCTTATTCGCCTTATCTATTGCGTACTGCGTCCTAGCATCAGCCGATTTGTACTGGTTGTAGATAGACTCCAACTCTGGCTGGCCCATGCCCTGCAAAATCAAAGAACCCGCGTTCCAGTAATTCCTGAACCTGTCCTTGCCATCCTTCCACTCCTTGATAAGAGGCGGATGGCCTGCAAGCGACGTGTTATCGTCCACGTACTTCTGCTGGCCCAGCGTCCATGTCGCCTGCAACGCAGCCAATTTAGTATCCAGTGCTTCCCAATCCAAGCGGCCTGAGACTGTCTTGGCTTCATCGTAGGCACGGTAGTAGTCAAACAGTGCAGCCTTGTTGGGATCGGCGGGCCGCTCCCCTGTCTGCTTGAACAGGTCGTAGTCCTTATCTACCTGCTGCTTACGGATCACGGCTTCCGCTTGAATGTTTTGGTACTGATCCCTGAATGCCTCCGCGCTAATCGTCCTGGTCTTGAACTCTTCTTCAAGGGCAGTCTCGGCTTTGAGGCGGTTGTCCTCTGCCTCGTTGCGCTGCTTCTGCCGCACGGCCCAGTCTACGCCATTCTTGGCCTGCTGCTCTTGGTAGCGGCGCAAGTCCGCTGCTATCTGCGGGTTGACCGTTGCAAAGGCCCGTTGCTCAGAAGGCGACAGGTCAGCCCAAGATGTAGCACTCAACCCACTACTCACGGCCCAGCGCTGCACGGCAAGGTCACGTTCCTGATACGCTGTGTTTTCCTGAATGTTTATGCCTGCAAAACCACCAATCGCCTGTTCCCCTGTATCACCAATCTCCTGTCCTGTACGCACACCACTGGCGACTTGCCCAATGCTGATTGGCAGAACGCTCTCAGCCCCATATTCCAGCATAGCAGCAATGTTCCACGGGAATGTGGAGCCGTAAATCTTGTTGCCGTAGAAATCCTTATTCCGTACCAGGTCAATTGCGGCCACACCAATGGGTTGTCCCCTGGATTTCAACCATTGCGCCACTCCCCAGAAGGGTATGGGCACAGGGGAACCTTCCACCTCACGCGGCCAGACCATCTTCAAGAAACTTCGGAATGGCCCGCCAATCGGGACGGTCTTATCAGCAAACGTGACCGCCATGAAGTGACGGCTGCTTGGATTCAGCGCCTGCGCGATAGCTTCATCAATGTCTGTGCCCCTGAAGTAGGCCGTCAGCGCCGCTGAACTCACGGAGGCAAAGGCTGTAGATGCAGCCAGAATCGCCATAAGCTGTGCCCCAGTACGCTCTCTCGCTGTAAGCCGCTGGAATGAACCGAGCTTTACCATGCCACGCGCCCCGTCCAGCATCAACTCAGCAGGCTTTGTGGCAAAGGAAATTGAGGTGGTTGCAGCCCGAAGCAATCCAGAACTCGCAGGAGAAAGCCCCATCCGGCGCGGCGCAAAAGAGGGATAGACTTTCCCCACCATGTCGGCGGCGGCGACCTTTGCGGCAACATCGCCCATCCCAGCCTTCAGGTTCTGGGCGGCATACTGATCCCAGAGGCCCTTGCTTTGTATCTCCACCATCAAGAACAAGGCGTCATTGATTTGTTTGTATTTCGGCCCAACTTTAGGAATCATGCTCAGGAACCCGCCGGCAAACTCTTGCGGCGTCCCCCCGATAGTCACGGCCTTCCCCGAATAGAAGGCGTACTCTTGCCAGCTTTTAGGGTCTTGCGCAACGAGTTCGCTGAACTTTTGCGGCGAGAGATGAGCCAATGGATTCTGCTTTATCCACGTCTTCACCACGCCAACTGGGTCAATCAGGAAACCCGTTGGCGTCTGGACGCCTACCAATGGCGAGAGGTCGCCACTCAGCTTTGTCGCCGTCACATTCTGAGCGAACTTGACAGCGGCGTTATTGGATATCTTCCGCACGTCCTGAATGGCCCGTGCCTCTGCGACAGGGTAGTAGCGGAAGATTCCATCCTGAACAAGCACGTAGGGCCGCAAATCCGCCGCCTCATAGGAACGACGAATGGAATCCAGTTTAGGCGCAAGCGCATTCAGTTGGCTCAGAAGAGCCTGGCGCTTGGTTCCTTGTGTAACGGCCTTGTCATAAAGCTCCATCCCCTCTTTGGTGAGCATCGTGGCAGCGCGTTGTAGCTCCCTGATTTGCCCAGAGAGATAGGAAAGCTCAGGCCCGTATTCAGGGTCAAGTGCTGCAACCCTGTCAAGCAACGGCTCTGCCCGCTTCATAGCCGCCTTTGCCGCCGATAGTTCGCTACGGGTCGCGCCTTTCAACGTCGCCCCTAGACGGGTAGCTGTTTCTATCTGCGTCCTTGTGCTGGCAATCTGCTTGGTGAGTGCGGCCTTTGCCTCAACAAGGTTGGGGTGAAGTTCATCCATGACCTGAATGCGTGTCTTGCCCCCGGAAACCTCTCTGAATGTATTGCGCATCGCATGAGTCACCCGCGTCTCGCCCATGCGCATGAGCAAAAGGCTGATATTCGTGACGGGCTTGAAGGCAGAGTTAGCCTTCCAACGATCAAAGGCCGTGCCGAATACGCGGGTTGCCGCACCGCCTGACTTCGCCGCCGCCACAAGGTCTCCGCCAAAGATTTCCAGCGCGGCGTCGGACTGGTCTACGTTGGGCAGGAACCAACCACCGGGGTTGGCTACCGAGAACCTGTTGATCTCTGTTGCGTATTCAGCGTTGGTTGCAGTAAGAGCATCGCCAAACAAGTCGTCAAGATAGGGCAACAGCCCGCGCTGTTCAACTGAAAGGTCGTAAAGATGTGGCCTGTCCGCAATGTCCTTGATAGTCCCAGACCACGGGGCAAGGTCAGTCTGCTGCCCAATGAACTTAGCATTGGCTATGCCACCTTCTGCCGTGGAGCCTTTGCCAAAAGCTTGCTCCAACATTTGCAGAGTCTGCTGTTCAGTCGCATAGTTCTGCTGGCGGAGCACAGCCGCAACGTCGCCCTCCGCAACGTTGGCAACAAGAACGCTGTCGGGCATGTCAAGCCCTGGGCGAAGCACACGGCGGGCCTGTTTGACGACAGGGATGTGGTCAAAGAAATTGGAGATAGCCCCTGGCTTGTCCTGCGCCACCTTCTCAGTAGCTACAGTAGCGGCCCTTGCTATACCAGCAGGCGCGTTTGCAGGAAGATGCGTTGCCACTTGCTTTGTAACAGCGGGCGCGGCTTTCGTAGCAACTGGGGATGCTTTCAACCCTTTCCCTATGCCAATACCAGGGAGGGCAAGACTGCCAACGTTTTCAGCTATGCCCTGAATTGGGCTAGGGGCTTTGTTGGCAAGGATTCGCTGCCCGATGTCTCGCTCCGAGGGGAGGCTGGGCGTTGTAAGCATCCTGCCCGCGACCTGACGCCCTGCTTGCGTCGTGAGTTCGCCGAGTGCCCCAAGCCCCTGCCCTAACGTCACATCTTCCCCGCCAAGAGGCCCTTTCTTTGTGAGCGGCAAGTCCATTACGGGCTTTGTGGCCGCCCCGATACGCTGCATGATGCGTTCACCCAGAGAGGGTTGCGGGGCAGGGAATGTCTGGGGATTCAAGTTGTGGCTGAAAGGGGTAGGCGGGCTAGCGATAGCCCCAGCGGTTTGCTGAAAGAGCGCACTCGTTGGGCTGGAAAGCATAGGCCCTTGCAGCATCGTGGGTTCGTCGGAAGGCACACCTTGCCGCCTTGCTTGTCTCTTGGCTTCAAGACGGGCAAGAAGCAGGTCAGCATACGTCGGCTGTGGCTGCTGCATCATCTACTACTCGGTAAGGCCCCAATACTGGCCCATCCACGGCGGGAGTTCAGGCATTGTCCCTAGCTTTTGGGTATCGTCCATGCTACCAAAGCCTTGAAGCGGCGCGTCTGGGAGCATGAACGGCGAGACGGCCCGTTCCGTTCCGCCTGCAAACGGGCGGTTTATCCCACCAAAGGCCCCAGGCGTCACCGAACCTGCCGTCCGTGCGATCTCAGAGGTTGGCATACCGCTGTAGTTGAGAAGCGACGTAAGGAAGCCCTGGCCTTCTGGCCCAGCACTGTTCAGTTGCCCAAGCGTTGGGATGCCGCCGGGAAAGAGGTTCTGTCCCCCCGGCGCTCCTGGCAACTGCATCCCGATACCAGGCAACCCGCCAAGCAGCGGGCTAAGCTGGCCTTGTTTCAGGTAGTTCAGGGCGGCAAAGGCCGATGGATTTTGCAGTGCAGCTTGCAGCATCTGCGTAACGAATTGCTGTTTTTGCTGTTCGCCCTGGGCCTTTGCCTGTTCCCCGCGAATCATGTCCTCCCGCTCTATGTCCAGGGCATTCTGGTAGATGTCCTGCAAGAACTTAGCCCGCGCAGTAGGCCCGCCCCCTTGCCAGATGTACTTTGGGGTAGACGTGTCATTGCCGAACTGGTCTTTCTCATAAACGACTGCGCCCGTGGTAGGGTCTTTCAGGAACTCAAAATGCCCCTGCATCACATAAGGGGCAAGAGCGGACAGATTGAATGTCCCCTTAGAGCCTTTCATTGCTTCGGCAATAAGGCTTGCAAAGGAACTTTCGGGGATGTCGTTTATACCTGGCGGCGGCGCAGCATTGTAGACCTGCTGCACATCTTGTGGCGTAACCCCCTGCCCTCCGCCTTGCTGTTGCTGTGTCGTCCCACCAGAGGGTGTACCCGTGGGCGTAGTCCCGCCCGTGCCGCCACCAGTGGGCGTCGTCCCACCGGGAGGAGTCCCGCCTGTGGGCGCCGGCTGATTCAGTGTGTTTCCTGCTACAGCATTTTGCAGGGCAGTATCCCATCCAGTGGGCACGCCGCCCATACCACCAGCTCCACCCGTACCAACGCCTCCTTGCCCGATTGTAGCGTATTGCATACCAGTCGGTTTGAAGGGGGCTGGCGTAGCTCCTGCTGTCCCTCCAGGGCCTATGAATGTAGGAAGAGAGAACGGATGTCCCCTAAACAGGAACTGAGAAAGCGGGTCTGTTCCCGCGTAGGCCGTTGGTTGGTCAGTCCCCGCCATTGGATTCTGTGCTTGCCATTGCACCAGTTGCTTCACAGGCATTCCGATGACAGGCAACCCCGTTTCATCAAATGGATCTTGCGTTTCATCAGGAGAAGGAGTCTTTGTTACAGGAACACCACGGTCTGTAATCGCAGGCATGAGCTACTCCTTTGCCAACAAGTCTGCTACTTGCTGGACAATAGGCTCGGCTGGCATTTCGCCAAGCCGTGCAATCCTCTGGGGCTGCTGAGGCACAATAACCTGCTGGCGGAAATGCTCTAGCTTTGCCTGGAACATTTGCACAGCGAGATTCACAGGCTCTCTTACGGGATCACGTGGCTTATTCATGGTACTGTCCTCCCATTCGGCATACCCGTTGCGCCGCCGCCTGGCAATGCAAGTTGAGAACCCAAAGCATCCATACCGCCCATTCCTTGCGGGAAGACGCTAGGCTGGCCCTGATTGCTGGCAACACGAGCCTCTTGAACGTTCCGCTCACCAGGACGTTGCAACTGCGCCCCCCCTATGTTCATATTGCCAACCTGGTCAGGCCCTGTGCCTGACTGTGAGGCAACGTCAGCCATTTGTTGCGGCAAGCCAAGCATAGCCATAGCCTGCTGCGCCAATGCCATCTGCATATTTGGATCGGCAAGGATACGTTCCGCCGCCTGGCGGTTCTGCATTTCCAGCGGATTCGTCACACCGGAGCGGCGCTGGGCCTCGTAGAGGTCAATGATACCCTGACCGCCGTTCCATAGACGCAACGCCAACAAAGCCTCTCGCTCCCGTTCCTCTGGGGCCTCAGCCTTTATCTTGACCGAGGACTCATAGTACCCGTTGATGTCGTCAGGGCCGATGGACTGGTCAAAGGTATGCACGTCCGTCCTGGCATGAACGGTAAGCCGCCCACGAACCTTGTTCTCTACCAGTTGCAAGATGCACTTGTTTTCCGCCTCAATGCTCCTTGCCAGTCCATCGGCAATGCCCTGAAACACGAGCCGCCCCATGCCCGCAAGCACGGAGACGCCGAAGCCTGTGCTCACGCCGGTAGGCCGCAAGCCGCGCACGACGTTAGGGAACGTAGCTTGCTCTATAAGATTTTGGATTGTCCCAAGATGCTGTAGAAGCTCTTGCGGGGGGGCAATACTCGGAGACGGCTTGACCTCAACCCCAGGCGGAATGATGTTCAGCCCGCCAAAGATTTTGTACTCGCTAGCGACCTTCTCAGCCACTTGCTGAGGCCCATAGAAGTCCAGGGTGCGCCATGCCGATTGCCGGATAATAGCCTCGTACTGGCTGATAAGCCGCGCCTCAGCCTCTATGAGACTCGTTATGGAGTGGATGATCCCCTGATACCGTTTCTCAGGAGGGCCGTCGTCAAAGTCCAGTGCGTTGTTTGGAATCAACGAAACATAGGGAAGGAACCCGTAGCCGTGGCGGTATGGCCCCCAGACGATTTGCTGGTCAGCCAGGTACATGCACCACTCTTCATCCCAGTATTCCACCCACGTTGCCATCCTGTTGTCGGATTTGGGCAACCACTCTGGGAAACGCCTGTGTATGTCCCTCGCGTCCTGCTCGTAAAACTCAATGGCCCATTTGCGTCCAGCTCTTGAGTCGTCCCATATCAAGTTTTTAGGGTTAACGTTCTTAGAAACAAGCGGATAGGCAAGGTTGCGTTTGTCCATGAAGGTAGACAGCGCATCCTTGTACGCCTCATCCGAGTTGAAGTCGTCGTACTTGGGGGCGTCGGGCCAGAGTTCGGGGGCGAACATGCGCTTGCGCCATGAAATGCCGTACATGAAAGCATGGCGAACGGCTGTCCGAAGCACTGGGTCTTTGGTCTGCGCCCAAGCACCAATGAGGAACTTCTGGATGCGTTCCGCCTTCGCAGCGGCTCTTGGGGAGGCAAGGGGCACATCAATGGCGATGTTATTTACGTCAACGTGGTCGGTTGCCACGTCCACAATGGCCTTCGCAGTGGCAGGAATAACGGCTTGGAATCCCGCAGCCGTATCCACATTGAACGTGCGGAAGTAATACGCCTCGTCGTCCGTACATTGCTTATGGAACTGCTGATAGTATTGCTTGTAGTCGTCAAAAAGGGTAAGCACCTCGTCCAATTTGGGCGCACCCTCATCGTATCCTGCCACCCAAAGGCCGCTTTTCCTATCAGCCGAAAGCGTCATCAGGCTACCTCTAAGGCGTCCTGCCGTGCCCGTATCTTATCAAGCATTCGCTGCCGTGCCAACCACGCGCCCCCGCCGTATCTAGCTGGCTGCCCTGCCTCTTCAATGTAGCTCCTGCTGCCCAATCGCCCCACAATCATCATTTCAGGCGGCGGATCGCACACAGAGAGCGCCAACGCCAACGCCATCGGGTAATCGTCATGCTGTCCATCGGGCGCTTCTACTCGGCTCCGACCACTCGGCAACTTCTCCGCCCGCAACGATTGCATTTCCCGTAGCATAACAGGAATGTTCGGATAACGTACAGTCCTCTTCTCAATCGCTACAGCTAACTCGGTAAGCAGACGGTACTTGCTTTCATTCGTGAACAGGAAAGGCTCTACTGGGAGGCCCTTGAACAGCAACTTGTCGTACATAGGGTCGCCCACGCCTGTAGAGTCCAGCATGATGCGCCTTACGTGGAAATCCGCCGACGCCGTGATAATGGCCTCTTCCTGTACATTCCAGTCCATGCCGCCGAACCGACGCTGCCACACGACCTGCCTATTCGCCATGTCCATAACCACCAGCACAGTGAAGTCTACCTTCTTTGCAAGGTCTACCCCCATGACATACCGATGCCCCTCTTCTGGCCCATTCACCTCTTGCCCGCCTATGCAGCCGGCCACGTTCCCAAGAAAACTGCCTGTCCCTTCTGGGAGTTCCACCATGTACATCCGCCGCCAGTCCCGCTCCAGCATCACGCCCATGTCTTCTTCTATCAACACCCGGACATCAGGGGCCAAGTCCTTGTTATCCTCGTAGTTGACCTTGACCGCCAAGCTGTTCCCGTTCTTATCCGCTTCCGCCGCCGTCATCATCCTGGCAAACCAATGGCTTGGGTCGTCAGGCGGTATCCCCTCCCAAACAGAAAGACCCAGACGGTCTGGGTCTCTTAGCGTGGGCAACAGCTTGTTGAATGCCGCCTCTGTGATGTCCTGGCACTCCTGGACGTGCAAATAGTCCAGTCCCACCGTCTGCAAGCCCTCTGGATCATGCGCGGACTTCACTTCCCAAAACCCGTGCCCATTGGGGTACACGAGCTTGAACGTATGGTCGGCCCTGTTATACCCCCTGCTCGTATCGTTCCACGTTGGCTCAGGCTTTGCCCAATCGGGGATGAACCGCTCTAGTTCAGTTTCCGCCTGCCGCGCCTGTGGGAACGTCGGCACTACCGTCCACGCATGGAACTTGGGCACTTTCATGCTCGGCGGCGGTTCACTTAGCCTCTGCACATACGCCGCCAACCCCTCGTGATGGCCGAACCATCCCTTCCCACCACGCCGATGCACCCACAAGACCTTCCTCTTGGCCTTGCTCCTATGCACGGGCAACGCCCACCCCCTCGGTCTGTACTCAGGCGCTATCTGCATCCGCTGCTGCATCGCCTTACTTCTTCCAGTCAGGGACTTCAACCTTCACGTTGACCTGGTTCGCCACCATCGGCCCGCCCATCTTCGGGTAGTATCCCCCGGCCTCCATCATGTCCCTCACCGTCTTCCGCTTCGTCTCCGCTGCCACCTCTTTCCCCCGGAGCACAGCGGGCACGGTGTCCAACAAGCCCTCGCTCACATGCTGCTGCACTACGGCCCTGTTCAATGCCTCTACCCCAACCTCCATGTAGTAGTCTATGGCCCGCTTCACCCACGGCCTCACTTCCATCATCTTTTGAATGTACTCAGGCTCTAATCTCAAAGCCTCTCCCACTTTCCCAAGTTCCCCCGCGTAGCGCACCATCTGGGCAACAACTCCGCGTTCTTCTTCCCTGAGCAAGTGCCAGCCCTCTTTGACGCCTTCCCCACTGTCCAGGTACGCCGCCTCCACCAGTTCACGCCCCTTCATGCCGCGCCTTACCTTCAGCGACTCCTCAATAAGCACCAACGCCTTAGCTTCCATGCTTTACCCTCACGGCCAATATGCACTTAAAGACGTAGGCCACCATGAGAACTATCCCACAGAAAAGAATCACAGGCCACGCCATGAAACTAAAAAGAGAAATCACTACTAATGGAATCATGTCCTCTAAAATTACACGTAGGTCAACCTCCTCCAAAACCACATTTGGGGAAATTTCCTCACCTTTATAACGGTACATCTTGTAAAAGACAAACAAGCCAACAAGAAATACGGACACAGCCGTTATACTGCCTATTATTGGATAAGCCATAAACCTACTCCTTAGCTTCCATGCCTTTACCCGCCCCTTTGCTCGGAAACCTTGCCAACCCGAAGTCCGTACACCCCATCTGCCTTCAACTGCTCATCCGCAGTTCCAACCCAATCACCTTCCTCATAAGGCTTCAGCCCAATGTCAACAACAAGGTCTCTAGGATCATCCTTATTCCAATGATTCCACGTCACGTCCACAACTACCCACATCCCGCTGGCTCCTTCCTTCTTATCCCCATAAGCCAAACACACCTGATCCCCAACTCGCGGAATAGGCAAAACTTCCTTCATGCCCCACTCCCGCACCGAGACCTCTGTCCTTGCGTCAAAGAAATGCAGAATCATTATCGCCCTCCTGCCTTTTCATGCGTCACTTTTGACCACCTCAGCTTCTTCCCCCTCAACGCCTTCATCTCTTCCTCCATCGGCGGCACTAACCCACTCAACTCCCTCCGATACACCGCCCTCGCCGCCTTCACTTCCCCCTCATCCGACCACAAACCTTCCTTTATCGCCGCTACCCACGGCTGTCTCCCCAACCACCTCTCCCACCACTGCCTGTTCGCTTCCTTCTCCGCACGACTCAGCCTCGCCGCCTTCTCCGCACGATACGCCCTCATGTATACCCTGTTCTGTTCCTTCGTCCTTCCCATAATCCTATCCTATACCCTAAATCTCTGTAACACAATACGTAATTCCTGTAACACCATTCGTGACACCTAAAATGTAACACTTTTCGTATCTGGCTCCTATCTAAAAAACCTTGTAACGACACTATATATACTACGGGAGAACCTACGGAGAGGGCGTCCCCAACGTCTCAGCACCCCCGTTCCTAGCTTCTCTCGCTAAGAAGCACTAGAAGCACCCCAGCAACAGAGACGCTACACGCACGTATTAGTCTACATGACCCAGTTGCTCAGTAGACGTGGCGTCTCCCTCAACCGACTCTCTCCGTTGCAGCGACGGTGCTACCACTGGTCATACCAAGCAGCAAGCTATCCGCAACAGCTAAGACTGCAGCTTTGCCTTAGAGGATAGAGATATCTATCTGAGCGCTGCTGCATCTATCTCGCCACTACGACGTAGCTGCTCGGCAAGTGGCTCGTGCCCCGGCTCCCACTGGACGCCACAGACATGGCAGAGCCAGGCGCAACGAATCCAATTGCACTTGCGTCCATTGTGGAGCCATAGACCACGTATGTAGCGTCGTTGCCCATCTATGCATAGATGCTGTATCGGCATAGCGGTTACTCCATAGGTACTCTCATAGGTTACCTGTAGTGTACCTGTGTCTGATAGCGTGTGCAAGGCACAGCAACCTAACCGAACAGTAAAAGTAAGTCGTGGTGTTTGTTCTAAAACCACGTATGGTTGTTCTACTTGCGCCCTCTTGACTAGGTAGGTAGGTAGGTATATAGTAGTGAGTGTCAGGTGAGAGTCACTTGACGGGAGACAAGAGAGAAGGGGAACGCTAATGACACCTACAGGGGCACACCCCACCGGCCATGCCCGCCGCCGCTAAGTGCGGGCCAAGAGCAAGAGAGGAGAACACAATGGCTAGCCATTGGTGCGATAGATGCGGAAAGATATTTATGAGCCAGGCACAACTGGCTCATCATAAGACGAATGCTCAACGTCTCTGCATCGCTAAGGGGCGTAAGGGAGCATGGCAACAGTCCTAGACGGCGAAACGCCCCGTTGCAGGGGCGTCTACGGGAGATATGCCCGTACCGATGAGCCAAGTCTAGGAAAAGGAGAACACAATGGTAACTAAGGACACCACGTACCAGGGGTATGCCAACTATGCAACTTGGGCCGTTGCGCTCTGGATGGACAATGACGAGTACCTGTCAAAGGAACTCCACAACCTGGCGCATCGGGACAGCCGCGCCATGCATCGGCGCGTAGACGCCCTGAAAGACCTGGTTAGCGAGATTCTGCCAGACTTGGGCGGTTCCCTGGCCGGCGACCTCTTGGGATGGGCCACCGACCAGGTTGATTGGCAGGAAATCCTAGAATCCCACGACGAGGAATAGCCATGATTGACCGCCAAGAGGTATCCCGCGCCCTTGCAAAGGCCATCGCCTACAAGCAAGTGGGCAAGCACAAAGAGGCAAACGAGTGGGCAAGGCGTCTGGTCGTCTTGCTCCAATGCTCCGAAATCCTACTCCAAGTACCATACGAGGGGGAGAAGCCATGAAAGCGCCTGAACGTTGCGCCCTTTGCGGCACACGGCTCACCCGGTACGACTACCGTTCAGTAGGCGCGGAAGTGGGCGATACCCAGCTCTGCTACCCCTGCGTGGAACGTGCATTCGGCAAGGAACCGCCAACTACCGACTTGGTGCTGGCCGGACAACACCCAAGCAAACAAGGAAGGATGCTCTAATGGACTACAACGTGCGGATACCCCTAGTTATTAGTATCACGGCGGGGAATGAGGAACTCGCGCAGAAACGGGCCGAGCAAGTGGAGGAATGGGTAATAAAGGGCGCAGTTGCCGAACTTGGCAAGCACAAGGCCGCTTGGCTTGGTGATCTGGAGAGTGAGGGCATGGAGGTGGAATCGTAGCGCCGAAACGCCCTTCGGGGCGTCCCAATGTACAGCCGCCTATCGTTGACCGATGAGGCAATGGCGGCAAAGAAAGAAGAGGAATAACAATACCTTGACAGTGCTACCTAGCTAGGTATATAGTTAGGTACATACCTATTAGAGGAGAAGAACATGGTAACAACGACGGAAGGGAAGCACCCAACCAACCTTGACCTGCCCCAGACGTTATGGGACAGGGCAAAGGCACAGGCGGAGAAAATCACCGGCGGCAGCGTCAACGCCTACATCGTGCGGGCGCTACGGGCACAGGTGGAACGCGATGAGAAAGCGGCCCGCTAGGGCCAGGGGAGCACAGTAGCCATGACCACGCACCCCAAGACGCCCTATGACGCCCTTTTAGCGAAGGGAGGTCAAACAGGGTCTATCCTAATTATAGACGCCTGTCGTCTGCAAACAGCCGCATATCGCAAAGGGGTTGCAGACCAGCAGCCCATGATTGACGCCCTGGTCAAGGCGCTGGAAGAAACGCTGTCCGATATGGAGACGGGGATGATTGCAAATCCCTCTATTCAGGGCCAACGATGTTTGGAACGCAACATCAAACGCATCCGCACGGCCCTTGCCCTGGCGAAGAAAGGCGGCGCATCGTGAGCACCATCCATTGCTCCCGCTGCCGTAGGCACTTCGCCGGCCTAATCGCCTGGGCCGCACACATCAACCCCAATGGCACGTGCAAGAACGAGGAGGCCACCCGTGGCAGCTAGTATGGAATATCACGGCCCTACACCCAAGCCAGACGGTAGCGGCATTACTAGGCACATGCACCTGCTCCTTTACCCTGCTGATTGGCAGAATGGGCCAGTCAAGGGCACGGTTTCTATTCAGAACGACATTATAGTGACCATTGACGGAGCAGAGGGTCACTGGCACTTTCCCGTAGAGCAATACATCGCGCAGGCCATTACTGATTCCCAGGCACGGAAGGAGGCCACCAATGGCTAGTCGTAAAGACAAGGAACGCATCGCTCGTATCCGCGCAGGGGCGGAAAAGTCCATCGCCCAGACGGTGAAGGACAAAAGAGACGCGGTGCAGCCGCCTACTCTCACGGGTGATCTCGCTGCCTTGCAGCTAATTGCTAGGGTGCTAAGAGGGGGGTACTAATGCCTAACCTCACCTGCGGCCACTGCAAGCACACCGGCCCCGATGTTTCAGAAACCGTCAACCGTTGGGGGACTAGGTACATTGCCTGCGACGACGCTATGGCCTGCTGGTGGCGGTGGGACACGGCGCACGGCCTCACGGTGATGACGCTGGAGGAGTACCGCCTTTACTACCGCAACGCCCTGAAAGGATGGGTAACGGCATGACACCCGAACAGCACCTGGCAACTAGCCTAGACCGTATCTACGGGGCCATGCGCAGACCGCCGCTGCCGGACGTGGACAAGCCCCAGCCGCCCTTTGACGAAGAGGCCCTGACCTGCGTCATCGCCATTTGCATCACCCATTGGTTTGCTACGGCAGAGTCAGTGCAGACCATCGTCTCGGCCCAGGGGCAGATTGCCCTCACCGACGCCATTGTCGCCGATGTCATGGCCCACCTCAAAGAGAGGGGGTTGACGCCATGAGCATCAAAACAGTGCAGCACCGTCAGTGCGACCATAACGGGTGTACGTCCTACCAACAGGAAGCGTTCCCTACATGCGTAAACTGTGGGAAGGAGTTCTGTGAGGCGCATAGGACACTGCTGGCGATCTCACTGCCCGACAAAACGAGATACAAATCTATACTATGCGACGACTGCATCCTGCTCTTCTCGCAAGGGTGGCGGCTCTCAAAGGCGGTGACGCCATGACCACCACCGACACGGCCCGCAACCTCTGGCAGGTTGCCACAAACCTCTGCTGGCCGGACACTCCTACCAACCTCTATGACATCTGGGCACATTACCAACAACGGCATGGGGTGGAAGCCCTATCTATTGACGCCCTGACCGAGGGCTTTGACCGCCTGCGTGCCCTGGGCTACCTGGACTGGGACGGTGATGGCGTCGTGACGGTGCTCGTGCCTTTCGGGAGCTTCACCGCCGCCCAGGTAGTGCCGCTGACAATGCCTACGGGCCTGGTCACGGCCAAGAGAGTAAGGGTGAGCGCATAACCAACAAACTGGTCAAGATTCACAACGAGAAGAAGGAGAAGCCATGACACTTGCCATCTCACCTACAGCTAGCTCCCTGCTGGAACAGGTGCTCTTGCAGGGAGATCTTGCGAAGCTCAGCCCCGCCGACAGGCTGGACTATTACTCGCAACTTTGCCGATCACTCAACCTGAACCCGCTGACGAAACCCTTTGAGTACCTCACGCTCAATGGGAAGCTGGTGCTCTACGCCCGCCGTGATTGCACCGAACAGCTACGTCGTAACGATTCTGTCTCCGTGATTATCACGGGGCGCGAGACGGCCAACGGGGTCTACGTGGTCACAGCAAAGGCCACGCTCCCCGATGGGCGAACCGATGAATCCATTGGAGCTGTGCCAATAGAGAACCTGCGTGGCGACGCCCTCGCCAATGCCTACATGAAGGCGGAGACAAAGGCCAAGCGGCGCGTGACACTCTCTATTTGTGGCTTAGGGCTGCTGGATGAGGCAGAACTGGACACCGTGCCAGAGGCACGCCCTGTAGCAGTCAACCACGCCACGGGAGAACTGCCCAGCGCCCAAAATCCGCCAGCAAATCGGGCCGCACAGCCCGCCCAGGGCCAAGAGCACTACTGTACCATCCATAAGACCGCCCACAGGCGTTTTGAGAAGGACGGCAAGGTCTGGTACAGCCACTCGTTAGGCAAGGACGCCAACGGGAAATGGCTCTATTGCAACGAGCCGAAAGATGCAAAGCCGGTTGACAAGCCCGCCCCTGTGAGCCAAACGCAGGCTGAACTTGTCCAGGCGGTCAAGGACGGCTTTGACGCCCTGAATCTCTCCCCGACGGAACGGCAGAAGTGGATGCAAATCCACCTCCCATTGATCCCGCTAGCCGATAAGGGATGGACGCATGACCAGTGGCAGACCGTCAGCAACACGCTTTCCAACTACCTTGCCAACCAAGCACAAGAAGGCACAACCGAGGAGGCCAACGATGGAAGCCAATCCTAGCCAGCCACAGGTGCGGTATCGCATCAACACCGCTACAACCACCAAAGGCGTCATAACCTGGGACGCCACCGTGGAGGTTGTATTCCCCGTCGGCGAAGGCGCAGACCTTCTGCCGCTTCGGACGAATGCCCTGAAAGAGTCCGATGAACTGGTAGCAGCCCTCAAAGCCCGTTACCCAGTGGAGAAACCCTAGCCTTCTAGAAGGGCTTGCCGAAGCTGGGTGCGCTGCTAACCGACTCTGAGGCGGGGCGCACCTGCTTCCTCAGAGGGCAAGCGGCCCCTGGCCCAAATTGATAGAAGCGGGCCAGGGGCCAACACAAAAGAAGTGAAGGAACAGAACATGCCCTACCTAACAGCACAGCGTTGCCCCAGATGCGGCGGGCTGGTCGTCACCGACAGAGACGGGGAGCCAGACAGGTGCATGAACTGCGCCAGGCCCATGACCCAATGGAAACCCCTGCCGTACCGCATCGGCCACAAAGACCCGTGGGAGTTACGGCTTGGCAACATCCCAAGCCCCGAAACGTGGGAGTCGTGACAATGGACGTGAACATGGAAGGCATCAAACAGCGGCGGGATATACTGACAAAATACTACGGCGGTGTAAAGGCCAAGGATGATGTGGTCACTAGGGACAGCATAGCTATGATCGCCTTTCTGGCGGACTACGATTTCATGCTGGCCCGCATCGCAGAGTTGGAGGACACGGCCAGCAAGACCCAGGCCGCGCTCCGGTGGGCGCTGGAACACATCATTGACCCGTTCATTAGTGATTCTTCTGGGAGGTGGATGTGTGTTGAGTGCAGGACAATTCTTAGGCACGCTCCCACCTGCCCGTATGACGCCGCCGACAAGCTGGCGCACCCCGAACAGGAAGCGAAGGTGACGCCATGAACAAAGTTGTCGTCCCGCTGGAAGAAAAATCTGTCATGCACTGGTCTATAGAAGCCGCCTACCTAGTCAGGCAGGCGCTTGGCGTAGACCAGCGCCTTATGGATGATACTGTCCTATTCCAGCAGGGCATGATGTTCGCCTGCAAGAACCCTGAACTAGCTTGGGCCATGCTGCAATGCCTTCACCCTGATGCCAGAGAGGGCTATGAGCGCATGGTAAAACACCTGACAGAACCGTTCCAATTTGAGACGCCCAAGGCGACGCCATGACCAGTATCCTCAATACCCCAGTCCGTGCCCGGCGTGGTCGCCCCATAGCGGACGGCTACTACAAGGATGCGCTGGACTGGGCCATGAAAATACCGCCTGGGTTCGGATGCAGGTGGGAGAAATGCCCAAGCCCGACGTGCCATAGGCTTCCTGGTAAAGCAGGAGATTGCGCCTTTTATCGGATGCTTCTGAAGAGAACTAGAGGGACTAACATACGGTTGGAAATCACGCACGGGGAAGACGGCTCGGTGGACGTGAAACATTATCGGTAGCAGTTATGCGGCCCTGTTCACTCGTACTGTCAGGGCAGCAACAACGCCACGCACGGGCTGGGGCGAGCGAGGGGCACGGAGTCATGCCCTTCACCCCTTGCGATGACCCCCAGGCCCGTGCAACCACCGCGCCGGTCCGGGTAAAGGCCGGCAAAACCCCTTGATGGTAAGGCGTGATAGTAGTATCTTATTACAGAGGTAAGAAATGGCTACGATTACAAAGGCTAAGTGCCCTACCTGCGGATGGGAATGGGTTCCCCGCGTCCAATATCCCAAGCAATGCCCCAACCCAAAGTGCCCTCAGTTTTGGCCGCTAGGTGAGCCTAAGCCGGAGCAACGCTAATGGCTTGGCTACCCAGCTACCAAGAACTTGGCAGGCATCCGAAACTCCTTCGGCTTGTCAGGCAGTTGGGTATTCCCAAAGCGGAGGCCGTCGGTCATCTGCATTATCTCTGGTGGTGGGCATTGGACTTCGCGCAAGATGGGCGACTAGACGGCTTGGAAGCCACGGAATTAGCGGCGGCGGCGGAATGGGACGGCGATCCAGAACAGTTCCTTGCCGCTATGATAGCCGTTAGGTTTATTGACCAGGATGGTGAAACGCTGGTCATCCATGACTGGGATGAATATGTTGGCAAGCTGATTCGGCAACGTGCAGCCAACGCACAGCGCATGAAGGTAACACGTGCGGCGCACGTGCAGAACACGTTAGGCGCACGTGCGCCCCTAGAGAAGAGTACAGTAGAGAACATTACAGAACAGGACATTACAGGAGAGAGAGAGGAGACGGCGGTTGCTTCGCAAACCGCACTCACTCCCCCTGAACAGGAAGAGGATAAAAGTCTTTGGCCGGAGTGGTACTCGCTCCTTTGGGGGCTGCCACGCATGAAGGCGACCTACGCCCAGGCTTCCGAATGGAAAGAGGCTAATGGGATTTCAGACGAACTTGCCCTTACGGTGGTCTACGGCCTCAGAGATTGGTGGCCGCGCCAGCCCGCCGCACGGCAACGCGGTGACGCTTACGCCACCTGGCAGAATTGGTGCAGACGAGACAAGGCCAAGAATGGAGCCTCCAATGGAACCACTAGCCCCGGCCTTCCAACGTTTCAAGAACTTGCCGCCATCGGTGCAGAACGCAGGGCCAGAGAGCGAGCCGCTGCCGGAGAGCAACCAGATAAGTTGCGGTCTTTGCCGTGACCAGGGATTCATCCAACACATCAAGGTCTACCACCTAAATGCCCAGCAAGAGGAACGCTTGCAAGCTATCGCTATAAACGCCGCGAAACAGGCCGCTTACATGAGGCGCGTTCTGACAGAGAAGGACGCCGGCCTGGAACTCTGTCAGTGCCAAGAGATGCGGAAGGCTAACCATTGGGTAGACTACTGCGTGGCCGAGTGCGGCGTGGGGGCTGGTAGCCTAGAGCGCCAGACCTTCCAGACGTGGGCCGAAGTCCTGAACCCTGGTTGCTCGGAAGCCTTCCGCGAAGTGCAACGCATGATTGAAGGCGGGTTGCGGAAATGGATTCTTTTGTTCGGGGATAAGGGGCTTGGCAAGACGCACCTGCTGATCGCTGCCACTGGCTACTTGGCAAGGGCAGGCAAGAACGTGCGGTACGTGACCGCGCCAACTCTTTACGAAAGCCTCATCGCCGCCATAAAAGACAACACCTATGTCATTCACATGGAAGCGTTGAAGCGCCAACCTATTCTGGTGGTGGATGACCTGGGGGCAGAGCGGGCAACGGACTTTGCCCGTGAGATCATGCACTCCATTCTGGACTACCGTTACCAGGAAAGGCTGACAACCATCCTGGCAACCAACGCCCCCTCGCCGGATGCATTCCCGCCACGTTTGGCTTCAAGGCTGAGTGATATGAGCCTCGTGGAGCATATCTACATGAAAGGGCTGGACGTGAGGCCGCGACTATGACACCCCAACGAACAGGCGGTACAGGGAACCGTACAAGGAGTGACCATGATTGCATCTCGGAAGAGGCGGAAACTCTCGCCGCAGCAAGAGGCTGACATAGCCTTATACCAACAAGTGATTTTGAGGGTCATGGATGAGATGTGTGCTAAATATGGGGAAGAGGTCTACATGGGTGCTCTTGCCAACGTGATTGCTGCGAACAAAGAAATAGATGCAGAGGAAGCAAGGTGAGCAATGGGTGAAACTACAGCGATTTCCTGGACTGACAAGACGTGGAATCCTTTTATCGGCTGCGCGAAGGTCAGCCCCGGCTGCGACAACTGCTACATGTTTCGGGACATGGCGCGGTACGACAATGACCCGGCGGACATCCACCGATCCTCGGATGCCACGTTCAAAGCGCCCCTCAAATGGCAGCGTGAGGCAGCGGGCAAGGGCGAACAAGCCTTTGTGTTCACCTGTTCCTGGTCGGACTTCTTCCATCCTGCCGCTGATCGTTGGCGCTATGGTGCGTGGGCCATCATGCGCCAATGCCCAAACCTCACGTTCCAGGTGCTCACCAAGCGGCCAGCGAACATGCTGGCCTGGGCAAAGGGGAATGCCTGGCGCGCAAACATTTGGGCAGGGGTGAGCGTGGAATCCCAGGACTACGTGTGGCGGCTAGGGACGCTGGCAAAGATCAAAGCTCTCTACCCAAGCGTCACCACGTTTGCCAGCTTTGAGCCGTTGCTGGGGCCGCTGGACATCAAGCCGTGGCTCTACAAGTGCGGATGCGGGCAGAAGCCTTGCGTCTGCAAGGGCCTGACCTTGAACTGGGCGATCTTTGGGGGTGAAAGCGGCCCCAAAGGTGTGCGGCGGGAGCTTGATATTGCTGCCCTGGAAGGCGCTGTGGGGCAGTGCAGGGCAGCGGGCGTCCCTGTATGGGTAAAACAGGACTCAGGGCGTGTCCCTGGCCTACAGGGGCGCATCCCTGACGACATTTGGACGATGAAGGAGAGGCCATGAAAGAGCGTATCCCCGCAGAGATATTCCCGCCGGGTGACTTCATCCGTGAGGAGATGGAGGAGCGCGGCTGGTCTCTCACGGACATGGCGTACCACTCAGTGCTACCAGAGCCTGAGTTGCAAGCAATCCTGGACGGCGGGCGCATCACTGGTTCCCAGGCGGAGCACATCGGGTTTGCCTTTGGGACATCCGCAATAGTTTGGGCGAACCTGAGCATGGCCTACCAGAAGTGGAGGCCCCGGCCATGACAACTATCCTAGACCTACTCTTGTTGAAAAACTCCGCTGGCACACCTGCGTTGGTGCTGCTTGGGCCTGACGGTGTAGATAGGCTGCGAACGCCGTGCGTAAGGGGATTCTCCTACCCGGGAGGAGAAATTAGACATGTTGACAATCCAATTCCTTACGATTCTGGGTTTGGGGTATGCGCAAACTGTGCTGGTCGCGGCTGGCTCCCTACTCCGAACCTCGGCGACGTGTTGGAAGCGGCACGGCAACGGTGGAAGCCGCACTTCATCTTCACTTGGGTGAATAGTTTCTTTGTACTGGAAGTACGCCATGCGACCTGGGTAGGACACTATCGGGTAGACGCCGCTAACTTGACAGTGGAGCAAGCATGGTGTGATGTGCTCAAACAGGCACTAGAAGCGGAAGGAGCAAAGCCATGAGTGTCATTGTTGCTGTAGATGCAAATACCGGGTTAGGTGCTCCTTTTGCAGAGGGGATGGAGGGGAGGAATGTCACAGGAATCCCAGCGGCGGAGATGTGGCGGGCCAAGTACGAGGGTACTATTCCCGTGGAAGTGCCCTTACACAAGATAACTCGTCTAGGCGACATCTCGGAACCCTCAAATTATATTCCGCTAGATTACTGCCAGATTCGTCAAGCTGGCGGTGAGAAAGTTACCTGTCACTTCTGCGAAGGTGGGCATCATATTCATATTCAATGGCCTTTTTATGGTAGGAGGATACCATGAGTGAGTTTACCGAGGCGGTCAAGCGGTTGGCGGCAATGACGGGGCCGTGCCCGGATGATCGCTCACAAGATTTTGGCATTTGGATGGTCAACGGAGTGCATACCGAGTTCGGGTATCGCCGTTTCCAAGACCAACCACATCCCGCTTGCAAGGGCACTGGCCGCGTCCCGCTGTTCCCGGGGCTGGCGGAGGCACTGGATTTTGAGGACAACTTCCCAATCCAGGCGGCTCTCCGTGGTTACATCACCACGATGCTCATTGAGCAGTGCAAGATGGATGTACTTCATCCTGTCCCATCCTCAACTTTCTGGTGGGTGACGGCAGCAGGTGTAGTGGACTGGTCTAAACACCTTGAACTGGGTACTGCTGTAGTTCTGGCGGCAGAGCAATGGGCCAAGCAACAGGATGGCGCAAAGTGACGACTGACGAACAGAACTTCATTATCACGCGCAAAGAGACACCAAGCACTCATTGGGATACGTGTTGGCAAGTGCATTTTGACTGTGCGGTTGCGGTAATAAGGAGGCAACAAGCCCGCATCGCGAAACTTGAAGCCGAACTTGCGCTGAAACCTAAACCTAACGTTCACAACATGATAGTGAAGTAGGAATACCATGCCGAGCGAGCTTGAACAACTCCCCGTACTAGAAGGATATTGTCCCGTGCACGGGGCTGTACAATTTCCGAAGCCTGCGAGGGAAACGGTAACAATTCTAAGGATGGCAGGTGAAGAGGATTTCCCAAAACGCTTCCGCATGGTCTGTGGCTGTATCTGGACATGGACAGAAGGAGAACAGGATGCTAACCGAACTTGAACAACTCACCAGAATAGCAGGGGCCAAGAAGCCCTGCACATCAACTATGTGTGGTGCAAAGGTAGGTCTGGCCGTAGGTAAGACTTTGTACGGCGGTACGGAAGTTGCTTGTGAGCTATGCGAAGGCACGGGCTACGTGCCGCTGATTCCTGACCTGCGCTTTGGCCCGTGCAAGGGGTCTGGAGGCCTCTATACGGAACACCTATTTTGCGGTTGTGCTGGTCGTGGCTGGACACCGAAGCAGGGCGCAGAGGCGTACTGGGCGCTGTTCAAGTGGTTCGGTGAAAACGCTGTCGGCACAATGGAATGTAAGGGAGTTCCTGATTGGACGGATAACGGAGTGTTGATGCCGTCTGCTGAGTCGTGGCTGCTTCAGATAAGCACTCGGTGCGTGCAGCGTTTGGTTGACCGTGGTGAAGCCAGATGGGGCAAGGAGAACACCCATGCCTAATGTCTCACAAGCGGATATTTATGCTGCAATTACCCGTGAGCGAGCCTATCAAGACGATAAGTGGGGAACGCCATTTGAACATCCGCATGATGTTCCTGGTTGGCTCCTAATTATGCGTGGCGAATTGGAAGAGGCAGAGCAGGGTTGGCTCAAAGGTAACGGTGACAAAGATGCACTGAGAGAGTTATTGCAGGTCATTGCCGTTGGTGTGGCTTGCTTGGAACAGCACGGAGTTGTGGAACGGGAGGACGCCCATGCCTAGACTCGTATCGCCCGAAGCCCAAGCCGTCGCCGAGAGGCTGCAGGTGAAACGGCCCCGCAGCATTACCATCGTCCTGCCCCATCTGCCTGACTATAAGGCGGGAACCAATGGGCGCAACGAGCGAATGCCCTGGGTGCATATAGAGGCCAAAGCCGCAGCCCGTGAAGAGGCGCTTGCCCTTATCAGGGAACAGGGATGGTTCGGCCCGCCGATGGAACAGGCAACCGAACACATCATCATCCACGCCAAGAAACGTACGAGGCGAGATTGGGACAACCTGTACATCGCCCTGAAACCGGTGAGGGACGCGCTGGTAACGGCGGGTGTCCTCGTGGACGACAGCGCACAGCGGTTGCACCCCAGTTTTGCGCCGTACCTCACAGGATGCGTTGCCGACTCCGTGACCATCATCATCACCGAAGGAGGGGAGAAGGCATGACATCCTTTGACTGCCTCGCTTGCGAAATGGCGGGCACAACGCCACAGAAGGGCGAAGGAGTCGTGCTCACTATCAACCCTCGGTATCAACGGCATGGCGTCGTGTCCGTGGATGGTGGCGGCGAATACCTGTTAGACAGGGTACTGATAGACGGTGTAGAAGAGACCATCGCAGACTATCCGCCCGTTACCCGTGAGGCAGTGCTGGTGTTCTGCTGGTGGGCAGGACTTCACGGTTCCCGTAGGTTCCGCAAGGTCTGGGGTGAATGGGCGCAGAAAGCAGATGAACACCTCTGGTATGGCTGCATCAACATCCCAGACCCGCCAAAGGAAGGGAAGAAGCCTTGACAACGCATCGCAACCCGCTATAATGCCTAGCAACACACAACAAAGAGGCAGGGCATGGCACTAAAGACAATCGCTATTGAAGAGGCCGACTTTGCACGGTTGGAGCCATTGAAGGTGCATCCCCGTGAGACCTACGGGGATGTGATTCACAGGTTGCTGGACTTAGCGGAAGAGATTAGTGTTCCTAGTGCTACCGATGGAACACCCTCTTTAGCGGAACGATTACATGGAACAAGCCCAAGAAGGTGAAGGCGTAACGTACCGTTCAATGCTGCCAGCGTCTTCCACTGGGGGAGCGGCAGCGCAAGCGGCGGTGGCTGGACAGATACCAATGGCTTGGGACGGCCCGAAAGGGTCAAGAAGCGTTACCCTGGACTTGTTAGGGGTGAACTCAGCGCGCAGACCGTTGGATGCACAAGGGCCAGCACCGTACCATAGGAGCCGCCGACAAGACGAGCGACGAGGGCACGTTAGCCCATGTGAGTTTTCCCGCCGCCCGTAAGGGTAGACAGCCGCAAGGCAGGCGGGATAGGCGGCACGGAGTCATTGCTGACGCCCAGGGTGAAGCCTAGCCGGATGATCAAGTGTGGGTAGTTCGCCTACTGCACTACAGGCAAAGCCAGGCCCTGGGCGTCAGCAAGGCCCGCCGTCCCTCGCAAGAGGGTGAGGTGAGAGACATAGGGGATGCTGCACTTGAACGGGCACGGCATGTCGCTGGGTGACAGGCCAAGCAGCAACGGCGGGCTAAGTTTAGCCACGGGGCTAATAGTTTGTAACAGCAAGGAGAGACCATGAAGTACCTAATCAGCTATAAGGACAACCGAGCGCCAGAGGTCATTGAGGCCGACGACGTGGAAACCACCGTCATGGGTGATACGTTTCTCGTTGAACTGAAAAAGGAGTCAGAGGATAATCGCCATTACCGCAATTACGTTACTACGCATGTCCTCACAGGCGTGGGGGATATCCGGCCAGCGGGTGAGTGATGTCAACGGCGGGCACAACAACGGGAGGCTGGTGCGTTCTTCCGGTCGCTCTGCAAGTATCTGCAACGCCTATAGCTACGGATGCAGTATTCCGAGCAGGCCAACGACTAATAAAGAATTGGCTGTCCGATTCAGCCACTCTCGACCGATAGAAACAAATCGCCCCCCAAGTTCATTTGCGGGCGAGAAAGAAACTAGGAGTATCACAATGACCATGAAGCAGCAGACACGGCTGGAGGCGCTGGACGCGCTGGTGAAGGCGATTGAATCCCTAAAACACCTGGATCACAGGGACACGACTGGCGAATGCCCTGTGGCGGTCGTGATAGAAGCCATCGCCGCCTACCGCGCCGCACCCAAGCTGACGCGGGAACAGGTGGAGGATGCAATTCTGAGCGGCCTGGGCTATCACAGGGGTATGGATAATTTAGGTATGAGCATGGCATTGGCTATGTCCCGCGACATCACCGACGCCCTACTGCCCGTCCTGGTAGACAGCGGCGCAGCGGAGGACACTCATGCCTAAGGTCTGGAACTCAGTGACACCGTATCAGGATAAGGTGTGTGAGTCACCTGAGGAACTTGTTGCTCTCCTTAGTCTCAGGCAAGGTTTCAAGGATGCAATGAACAGCGCGGAAGTCAAGGCAATATACGTAGCCCTGAAAGATTTACTCTATTTCCTAGACGATGACTATACAGTCCCTTCACCCACCCTACGGGAACAAATGGGCATCCCGCAAGCACTTGCTGCCTATGAAGCTGGACTAAAGGAGCAAGACCATGCCTAAGTTTCGCAAGAAGCCCATAGTGATAGAGGCCAACCAATGGTGGAAGAACGGTGACCACCCCCAAGATTCGCTTGCCCCCAGATACCCGCAGATTGAGGGAGAATACGAAGGACTCTTAGTGCGTTACTACCGCAGACCCAACGACTCTGGGGAACGAGCCTGTGAGGAGTGTGGCCAAATAATGCACCTGCACGGCTGGATTGATACGAGGGAAGGCGGTCACATTGTCTGCCCTGGAGACTGGATTATCACAGGCATCAAGGGAGAGCATTATCCCTGCAAACCTGACATCTTTGAGGTGACTTACGAACCAATGGAGGACTCCGATGCCTAAGCCCCGTATCTACGCCAACGCGACCATCATCAAGTCGCTACAGGCCCAGCGCGACCAGCACCAGGCGAAGGCCGACAAACTCATTGCCGAGGCCAAAGTGGAACTGCTGGCCGTTGCTCAGTGCGACAAGGCCATAGCCGCCCTGTCGGAAGGGGCCGTGCAGCCTGGGTTGCGGCTGGACGGCGTACAGATGATTGATGACTTCTCTGCCAAGGTTGGATCCGAAGCATCCCCCTTGACGCTTGCTGACATTCGTGCAGCAGAGGCGCGGCTCTTGGGGCCTACGCTCATTAGGGGGCAGGAAGCACAGAAGCCCAGGCAGGTGCGCTGGGGAGACCTCACCCCTGACGAACAGGAGGCGGTGCAAAAGTTCGCAGGACAATACCCAGAGTTGTCGGGTTGGTATCTCTGGAATGCAGCAAGATACTTCCAGCCCACCCTTCCGGATGATGTGCTTGCCTTCTTCGCCAGCAGCACGATGGACGACGACCTGATACTCGCAGGTGTGCGGCCCGCAAAGCCAATGGCGCAAGGGGCAACGGCGTGACCACCCCCGTCTTGCGTTTCAAGAACGACGGCCCGAAGCGCAAGCTGCTCTGGGTAGACGGGGCAATGGCGCATCCGGCAAAGGGCCACATCGCCATGTGGGAAGAGATGGTGCTGCGCTACTCCAAAGAGGGCGATACCGTTCTTGACCCGATGGGCGGCATCGGAACGTCCATGATAGCGGCGCTTATGGGCCGCAACGTCGTTCTTGTGGAACTGGAAAGCCACTTCGTAGAGCCGATGCGGGCCTCATGGGAGAAGATGAAACAGCACCCTATGCTGGGCTACACGATGGGCCAGGTGACGATTCTACAGGGCGATGCACGGAAGCTGCCGCTGCCCGATGCCTGCGTGACGGGCGTGGTTACATCGCCACCATTTGAAGGAATTGTGGCGATGCAAGATAGGGTTTTCAATGAAAAGAAAGCCATCCAAACTGGGCGTGACCCGAATAGCGCACATGCCCTTGGAATAACAGGCTACACCCGCCCCCAGGTGGACACGATCCTGACAAGCCCGCCATACGAGGGGTTACGCCAAGACGGTGGCGTAAACGACCTTTCGCTGACTAAGCAGGACTTTCATAGCTACACAGACGGCATCACCACAAGGGGACATGAAGCCAGAGGCGGCGAGAACATCGGAAATCTCCGAGGGGCTGCATATTGGGAAGCTCAAAGTGCCGTGTATCGTGAGTGCTTCAGGGTTCTCAAACCTGGTGGCCTCATGGCCCTTGTGCTAAAGGGCTTCACCCGTGACGGCAAGTACGTTGACCTGCCCAGCCAGACCGAGGCCCTGCTGCTGGAAGAGGGCTGGGTGAAGCACGACGAATGGTTGCGAGAGCTTTGGAGCCTGAGCTTCTGGCGCATCTTGCAGCAGCGGCGTGACCCAGCGGCCTTTGACGAGCGGTTGAAGTTTGAAACCGTGCTGGCGTTCAGGAAGCCAGAGGGCCAGGGCAACGGTGTGGACGCCGTGATAACTAGCCCGCCATACGAGGGGCACACTTCAGCCAACGACGAACAACGCTTCGCAGCATCTGGTAAGCCGTTTACAGAGCGGTCAAAACGAGAATACGATTACACCCGCCCTGTAGACGCCATCATCACGTCGCCACCATACGAGGGCACAGGCTTGCAGGACATGAACGCCTCGCCACTGAATGGGCCTATCGGTAACGCCAGCCGCCGCAAGGACAAACGCCCAGGCGCAGAGGATAACCTGAGCCTCGGCAACAAGGGCTACACCCGCTCATTGGAGACAACATGACCACCGTAACGCCCGCCGTCTGCCCGCACTGTAGCCGCCCCATCAACCTACGGGCTGCGAACGACTACGAAGAGCGCCAACGCATCACATGGTCACACACAGAGACGTGCAGGAGGCGTATCATGGCTACCACATCCGAACAGATGCGTAAGGCTCAGCAGTGGGCCAGGGAGAAGCCTGCGCAGCCTAGCCCGAAGGAAGTCCGCAAGGAATGGATCGCGCAACCCCCGGAGCGTATGCTCTGCCTGTCGTGCAGCGAGGCACAGTCAAGAGAGGTTCCCTGGACTAGGGAGCATTGGGAGGCTACGGGCCACGCCGCCATAAGCTCGGAGAAGTACGCGCAGGCCCAGGAGGATGCGGTGAGCCACAACTACCGCAACGAGGGCAACGGGGCGAATGTCACGGGTATCCCCAGGGCCTACGCCCGGCCTACGTTTGCGAAGTCGCCAGGGCCTACAGGAGTGAAGCGATGACACCCGAAGAACTGACTGCTGCGATTGAATGGATAAGTAGGGCCATTCTTGTTTTGTCGGTGATGACCAATGTGTGGTTGGCCATGCTTACTTTCCGGCTATACAACCACAGGCACAAGCCATGAACTCACTGCCAGAATGAGAACCACCGCCAAGCCAAGCGGTCTAGCCAGCCCTTGAACCACGCCTTAGCTTTCTGCCAGATGCTCTTGTGGCCCACCGGCTTTGCCCGTGCCAGCCACGACAGGAACAGCCCGAACCCATACAAGAGGATGATTGGTACTGCTATCAACGTCTGATTGACTTCATCAACCGTGGGCGTGATAAACCCGCCTAGGGCAACTGCCGCGAAAGGAACGTACTTGCTAGCTCGCTTGAAGCGCTCGTATGGTACGAGCCTCAGCTTCGTGAGAAGGAGCATGACAAGCGGCAACTCAAAGGTCACGCCAATCCAGAAAATGAGCGATGTGACCAGGCTCATGTATTCCGTGATGCTGATGAGCGGGACTGCGATGCCCTCTCCGAAATTGAGGAGAAACTTCATCCCTGTGGGCAGCATCACGAAATAGGCAAACGCTACCCCAGCGAGGAAACACACGAGGATAGCAGGCAGGAAGAGGATGACAATCCGCCGATGCTGTGGACTCAGCAACGGCCTCACCAGCGTGTAGACGCTAACTACTGCAACGGGGAACGCAGCGACCAAGCCGCCCTTTACCGCCAGACTAAATGTAACGCCCATCATCCCGCCTGGGCTTGTGAAGATGGGGAGTCCCCCGTAAGGCGACAAAGCGCCGTTAGCGGGGGCAAACAGGAACGCAAACACCGCCTCTCGGAACCACCAGGTGTTGCTTGCACCTATTGCCCAAGCGATGATTATCCAGAGAAGCCGCCGGCGTACCCTTCCCGCAAACCGCTTGAGTGCGGCCTGCGCCTGTGGTGTCCAGATGGTTATGCCTTTGGCGTGGTGTTATTCTTGCCCTTGAAGAACTTCGTAAGCCAGGTGAGGCCGCCGCCCAGGACAAGCCCGATAAGGCCAACGATTCCAAGGTACATAAATTCTTTTGGCCCCATTAGATTCTCCTTATCATTGTTTGTTTCAACCGGCGCATCTGTTTAGAAACACCGTGCATTCCAGTTAGTGTAGTAACTGCCGTCCAGGTCAGGCAAAAGACCGCGTATCTCACACCCCAGCCCAAGCCGCTGGTCACACCCCCAAAGAGGTACTCGCAGATTCGGACTGCTACAACTGCGACTACCACGCTTGCCATCAAGGAACTGGTCAGCCATCCCATTACTTCCTCTTCAGTGGCAGCTTCTTCGTGGTATCAGGAGTTGACTGGTCGCCTAGAGCGTCCAGGAAAGTGAGGCCCCGTTCCGCCAGTGTCCTTAGCGATTTCATACCGACAGCCTTAGCACTCTCAGCAATCAGCCGCATATCCTCGGCAAGCTGTTCCTCTTGGGTTGGAGGCGCAGGCTTGCGTGGGGCACTACGCGGCCTCTTGGGAACCTTTGGTGGTTCCGATGTAGGGGAAGTCTCGTCAGTCGTCATTCTGCTTGCCTCGTTTCCGCCTAGTATACCACTCATGCGCATTGGATTCCCAAGAGCACAGAGTTGGCGTAGACCGTTGTGGGGCTACCACCAAGCCCACCTAGTTGCGCCCACTGGAACTGAATCGTCCCTGCCGTAGAACCTACTATAACCAACGCCTCAATAATGTTGACCTCGTCCACCCCGCCAGCCGTAGAAACTGCTTCAGTCCCAGTCGTGTTTGGGGTAAGAAATGAGCCAGATGCAAAATCTCCCAGTTCAGACCATTCTATCGTTGCTCCGCTAGGAAGTGTCCACCCCCACTTCATGTCCTCTGCTGCCGGGGACGTTGCTCTAATGAAAAGCCGTAGCCACCAGACGGTGTTAGCGCGTACTGCCAGCTTCAACTCAGTGTCATCTACCAGAGTATTGCTGTTGTTGGTTTGATCCGCCGTCTTGCGAACCACCTCTACGGGACGCCCCTGGCCTAGTTTTGTTTGGTAGGTCTGTGTGCTCCCGTCGTACTTCCAGTGGTTCGTCTCGTGCTTCTCCACCTACCCCTCCTGGAAAAGGATTTGGACGCCACGGCTGTAGACCGCCTGCCCCCCAGAACCGACACGCCCCTTCACCTGGGTCTCCTTCATGTCAACGATATGCCCCGTGTGGGTCGTGCCGTCAATGTCGGTGAACGTCACGTCGGCCTTTGCGTCCCGCAACGTTGCCAACTGAGTAAGCATCTGTTTGGCTGGCAAGGCAGGCGCAGCCCCCTGCAAGCCACGCAGCCCGTCTTCTATGGCACCAACTAGTAACCACTGCTGGAGACGGTCTGGACGCCAGTGCATGTGCAGCACAAAAGCCTTTAGCACAGCCGTAGCGGTCGTGACATTAGACGTGAAAGTAAATCTCAGCCTGATACGCCTGAAGGTTGTACCAGCCGTGAAAGCGATAGTCTCATAAGGACTAGTGTTGAATGTTGCATCTGAGGCATTAATAGCAGTCCAGGAAGTTTCATTGTCTTTCTGATAATCAACAGTAATGGATACATTGGCCGTCAATTCCTCGGTGATTAAGTCAAGGTCATGTGCCACTTTTTGGACTTGTGGGCGATTTCCATCCCAATAAGATGTAATGAATGTGCTGGTCAATGGGAGAAGTGGATAGGTGGAACGCCTGGGAGTATTGCTTCGCTCTGGCAAGGGAAAACGGTAGGAAATGTCAGACGATCCATCGTTGCCATGAATATAGATAAACCTGCGGTTGAAGGCGGCAGCAGCGGCAGCAGCATCCCGCCAGATAACCATGTCAATGACATCACTGGCCTTAAATGAGGCGATTGTATGGCAAACCCAAGCACTCTCTTGGTTTTGCACTGCCAACAAATAGCAAGTCTTGTCAGTTGTTGGGGCAGTGCTATCTTCCAGTGCAAGGTAAAGCCACTCACCGTCAGTCCCAAAGCCTTTGATAGAGTTCCCAAACTCACTGAAACCAGGCGTCCTGAATAACCAGTTCATAGACTGCCATCTAACACCATTGAACACACTTAGACCAGTATCATTCACAACCGTCCAAAACAAGTTCTCATACACAATGCCGCGCCGAAAATTCCGTGAATTAACGGCTGAATCCATTGGGTACACATTGACGAATTGGCTTCCGTCAAGACTCAAGAATTGGTAGAACCCATCCTGTTTTCCTACAGCGATAGTCCCGCCAAGATTATAGACGTTGGTTACACCATGATCGTCCTTACCCACATTGATAGCGGATCCCCAAGAACCTGTATTTGTAGGATCGGTAGCCAAGTGAACATCATCATCGTTCAGCGTCTTGGCAAGCGCCCAGTTCCCATTAGCATTCAACGTTTTCCCGAAGTAATTGGCGTTCTTCCCCGTGCTGGCAATGGTTGAGACTGTCCATGTCGCAGGATCAGCCACGTCACTGTATTGGTAAGCGGTAGACTCTCCCTGCCCGATAAACAGGCGGTCGTCAAAAACCTCCGCCCCCGTAATGGCTTGCCCAAAATACTTCTGCAATGCCCAGTAGTGGGTAATTTCCGTGTAGAGCCAAACTGCCGACTCTGTGGCTAGAAGAAGTTTTCCGTTCTGTACAAGCTGACGGAGGTTCACAGGCGTTGCAATACTATGCGGCGTCGTTGTTCCACCAGCGTAGGCATTCACATCGTCAATATAGACCGTGCGGGCACTCCCGCCGTCGTCCTCCATCTGTATACGAATGTCAATGCCGGTAGTGTCTGATTGTAGGGTAACGGTAGCAGAGATTTGCTGATAGGTTGTGGTAAGGACTACCCCTGTTCCAGAAGTTGTTGGAGTGGAAGCGCCACCCGTCTCAACAATTTGTACTCGCAGTGTCCCTCCGGCAGCAGAGCCACGCACGAATGCCTGCACCATAACGACTGCGCCAGCCCAGCGAGTCCCATTTGCAAGCGTACTATAGGCGTAATCCGATGTCGCAAAACTAGCAGCTTGTAAATGGTAGATACCTCGGTAGGGTGCTGTAGTCACGACAGTGAGAGTCAGACCAGAATGCGACCAGCCCGTGGTGTCACCCATCTCAAAGCTGCCATTGAGCACACCAAAGGTCAACGGTTCCGCATATCCCGCAGTAGATAACTCATTCGGGGAAAGCGCCCATACTCCGTCTGCTACGGCGTACTTCGCGGGATCGCGCGGATTGTAGTAGAAGCGCAGCGCCCCGCCTTGCCAGTCGTCTTGCGACCACACAAGCTCCTGGGAAGGATCGTACTGCCCGTACTGCACGTCCTTTGACTCCACGCCAGGGGCCAGCGCCGGCGCAAGCTCCCAGCCGTAGAGCAGTTTCCCCTCCTCATCTTCAAGTAAGCGGAGGCCAGTTTTGTTGCCTCCGCTTGAATCCTTGAACATGACATGATGTGTCTGCCCGGCCCCTGGCATCTAGTAACTCCAATCAGGGACTTGTAGTCTGTGGCTCTGGGACGGCATGGCAAAGATGCGCGAGAGGTCTGCTATCTGATTCTCTGCCAGCTTACGCAACCGCTCGTAGGTCTTGGAGTCGTTGTCTAGAGCATTTTGCAAGAGCCGTTCGTAAAGCTCTTGTTTGGCAAAAGCGTAGAGCAAATCCGTCTGAGGTGGCCCGATTTCTATGGTGTCCGTCTCTGCCGTGAGCGTGGACAGGAACCCCTTGCCTTCAAAGCGAAGGCGGCATTTGTCAGGCAACGTGCCAGGGAATACCACCTCTGACCGGAGCGTTGTGCCTTGCACCTGCGGGACATATTCCCAACTCAGCAATGGTTCCCCGGGCAGTTCAGGTTCCTGTGTAGGCCCAACCACGCAGATTGCCTCATCCACATACACCGCAAGCCCAGTGCTGGCCCCTGCAACGAAGGACACGCCAAGTTTTAGCGTCGTGCTGCTCGTGATGTAGTCCATCGTCTGCGTGAGGAGTTCCCAGCCCGTGCCGCCATGTACACCCCCACCAGCCGCTGTCCCAATCGTGTCACCTGAGTCGTTGCTAATCTGCGTGGTGATACTGTTCGCCTCCAAGCAGTACACCCAAACTGAGAAGGACACCCTTAGCCCCGTATGCGTACCAGGGCTAGAGATGGTCTGCTCAAAGTCCCGCTTCGTACCAGTCGTGCCATTGGTGAGCTTGGCCGCTGAATAATCGCGGTAGACGGCGTAGTTCACAGGCGTTGTGGTTGCTGTCTCTTGGGCTACCGTGATATTCGCATCGGCAGTCCAGGACGTGAAGCCGCTGGAATAAGTCTCAAACCCAGCGTTGGATAGAATGTTGTTGGCAAAAGTGTAGAGTACCCCAGTGTCCAGGTAGATGCGTACAGGTTTGCCAATGATGGCCGCTGGGACTTCGTAACGCACCTGATTCCCTGCTGTAAAAAGCGTCCTGGTCACAGGAAGATGAAGTAGGGGGAAAGCCCGCCGTGCAGCAGAGTTCAAGACTTCACGGAGCAACGTGGGCGAGTACCGATGAAACTCAAAGTCTGTGTTGCCAGACTCGGCTGCAAGGACTGTGCCCGCTACAGTAGCTTCACCCGCAGAAGCATCGTAGGACTTGACACGCCTTACCGTCCCGTTGTTGTTTGTCCCCAGGATGATCGTCCACAAGTTTTGCAGGATGTCATCACCACTGCCCGCAGCCAACAAGTCGTCAAAACCGTAGTCTCTCAGGTTTGTAGAGATAATGACGGCTGTCGTTGCAAGGTTCGTGGTAGTCGTCCAGGCCGCGCCGTCCTTGCCCATGATTTCGCCATAGCCAAGACGACGGCCAAACTCACGACGGGCCACTTGCAAGGTCGTGGTCGCCAAACTACTTGCCCTTCTTCATCGGCATGGGCTTCTTGGGCATCTTCTTGGGCGGCATGTTGCCCTCGTGCTTGGGCATCCCAGGCATCATGTGTTCACTGTGCTTAGGCATTGGCAACCTCCTCTTTAGGCATGTTGGCTATCGGGGCCATTGCCGTCGCCCCGTCTTTGAAACGGGCGATCTCGGCGTCGCGCTCACGCACCATGCGCGTTAGTACGATGTTCTCTAATGCCTGCTTCACGGCAGGGTTGGAGTTGATGAAGGCTTGAATCTCTTCATCCGTGGGGCGGATTTGTATAGGCTGATGCTGTTGCATGGCTAGCCAGCTCCTATCTTGATTTTTGCTAGTGCCGCTTTGTAAGCGTTCACAACCGCCGTTGTCCATTCCATCTTAGCAAGGCTGGACACCGATGCAGGCTGCCCCGTCAAATTGTCCCCAGGCGCAAGCACATAGCGAAAATAGGTACGGCTGAGTTCTTTGCCGTCCTCCTCTAGGATGGTATCAAGCCTGACCTGGATTTGTCTGTCGGGCAGCACCGTCATGGCCCCGACTTCTGTGCGTTTTGTGATTGCCATGTCTCTCCTTTAGGCCGCAGCCAAGTAGGTGATGGACAGGTGGATGCTAGTGGTATCCGATATAGCAGCGGCGACTACCTGCGCACTGGCTACGTTGTCCCCGTCCTCAACCAAAAGCAACACGGATGTGTTGGTAACGAGAATTATAGAGAAGGCGGATTTGCCTGCCGAAAGATCTATGGCACTGTAGGAACCAGCGGCACAGGATCGTGAGGACGTAACGTTTTCGTGGGCAAACGGGAGTCCACCTACCTGTATGTTGCCCGCCGTTGTCCCGCCTTTGGCTGTCATAGCTATGAAGGCGGTGCAGGTCACAAGTCGCCCAATCTTGACGTACTTGCCGACCTGGGCGCTGTACGTCTGCGCCCCTGCGGTAGAATCGCCCTGGATGACAGGCGTCCAGGAACCCTCTTCGTAGTCGTCCAGGGTGTTCGCCCCGGCCGAGGGGTCTTGTGTGGCGGGGAAGACCACTTGGCTTATGGCTGGGGCGGTGAGGGTCTTGTTGGTGAGGGTTTGTGTGGCTCCCAGGTTTACTACCGCGCTTCCCACTCCGCCCAACGATAGCCCCAGCGAGTTAGCGCCAATGAGGTAGAACCCTGTGTCCAGGTCTGAACCAAACGGCAACCCTGGGTTCGCCGCAGTGCCGTCCGCCATGTTGCCCGTGGTAGAAGAGGACGCCCAAGAGAGGACAGCGCTCCCGTTGGTTACGAGGACTTGGTTGGCTGTGCCGTCACCCGTCGGCAACGTCCAGATTTTGTCTGCGGTAAGCGAAGGAGCTTTGAACCCTACGTAGTTTGCGTTACCGGTCTCGTACAGACGCAGGTCTTCCCCGTTGTTTACATAAACGGTGGCCCCACCGGAAGCCTTCATATCATTCTCCTACGCACGGTCAAAACCATTGAAGAAGATGCCCTTGATTACGCCGTTGCTCCCGGCAGTAGCGTTGATGATGTTGAGATTACGGAGGAAGTCGCCATAGTCGTTGCCAACGAAAGCAAGTGTCTCACCAACGCTCCACAGGTAGCCTGTAGAGGCAGTTGGGACAGAAGTAGCATCACCCAAGCGCACGCTGTTGGACTCACACTTCAAGATAGCTTGCGTTGTGCCTGTAGGGACAGATGCGAAACCAGCAGCTGCATCGTCTGTGAGAGAGATTGCAGCAAGACCGAGGATGTTGGGCATCGTCGCCCCCTTTCATCATCATCAGTGGGAGCTAAAGCAAAAGGACGTGCGGAGATGCACGTCCTTTTAGCCTAAACTGATTGGTTCAGTCACCGCCCATCATAACGGGGCTTGAACCGCCTGTCAACCTTCCATCCAAGCCCAGACTTGGTGGGGTGCGTACCCCTCACCTGGTCAGGACTTGGTAATGCCTCATGCAAAAGGGCTTGCGCTTCCTTCCGCACAGGATAGACAAAGGCATTGCCCTCTTTGTCTGTCACAAGGATATTCCACTTCTTGGGGTCGGCAGCATCGGGGAAAAGCACCATCTCTGGCACTGGCCCACCCCATTTCTTCTGACGCCGTATGCCACGCTCAATCTCCTCTTGCTCCTTGTCGTAGTCCCTTGTCAGCAGTTGCATGACGGCAGTACGATAGGCTTCTTCCACCTCGGCGTCTGAGTGTGTGAAGCCATGCCCCTCATGCCTATCCTCTGTGCAACGGGCCACGGTCTCCGCAAGTTCCTCCGCCACGCTTTCTATGTTCGTGTCATAGATGCTATTGACACCATCGCCAATCTGTAACAAATGTGTGTGGGTACGGCCAAAGCGGTCAGGCGCAGGCTCGTACTCAACGTAGGTGAACTTAGAGAGAGACATCAATGCACCTCCTGAAACAGTGACCGCCTGAGCTTGGCAGCATTCGCTTGTTCTTCAGCATAGACCTGCTTCTCGCCATTGCCAAGCGCCAGCCACGTCCTGTTAGCCTTCACTGCAAGGTCGCAGAACTGCCACGGCTCTAGACTTGCTGCATGGTCTGAGCCTTTAGCGAACCTGTCTTTGGTGAAGTGGCGTTCCAGGAAACAGGCCCCCAATGCCACTTCCGCCGCCACATGGTCAGTGCCACGTTCATGCCCAGAGTATCCGATAACGACGTGCGGGAAGGCTTCTCTTAGCGTTCTGAGCATAGACAGGTTCATCTTGTCCGGCGGGCAAGGATAGATGGACGTGCAGTGAAGCAGAATCAGTCGCCGTTGCTGGTCGTGCAGCCACCAAACGGCCTGACCTATCTCATAGATGGTGGACATGCCCGTGGAGAGGATGATGGGCCTACCCGTCTTGATGATGCGCTCTATGAGCGGTTTGTCCGTCAAAGAGGGGGAACCTATCTTGTAAGCGATTGGCTCGTACTGTTCCAGGAACTCCACAGATGGTTCGTCCCAGGGGGAGGCGAACCAATCAATCCCATCGTCCTTGCACCGTTGGGCAATGGCGTCATACTCTGCCCGTCCGAACTCCATGCGCCGTTTGTACTCAATGTAGGGCATAATCTCGCCCCAGGGTGTCTCTTTAGGCTTATCCCACTCGGAACGCGGGACAGCCAGTTCAGGGGTGCGCTTCTGAAACTTGACGGCATGTGCGCCTGCAAGCGACGCCTGGTCTATGAGCCAAAGCGCACGTTCAAGGCTCCCGTCATGATTGATACCAATCTCCGCGCACAGATACGGAGGCTGATCCTGCGCTACCAGTCGTTGCCCCAGCATGACCATGTTGCCGCTCCAAAATCTTCTCTACCAAGTAGAGGTCTAGTGGGGTGTCAATTTGGAGCGCTGATTCTTCAGGCATGATGTAAAGCCCGATACGCCCACCAATTCTGTTTCTTGTACGCTTCCATTGCGCATACGTGGTCACATAGATGCTCCCGTTCTCTTGGAACTGGGAGAACTCTTGACGCCGGGGCCGATGCGCGTAGTCGTACTCAGCTACAGCACTCCCAGGTTGCCACCTCCAAAGGAAGGCATGGCTTGGAACTACGGACAACACAGAGGCATAACCACGCTCTAACACCGCCACGGCCTCGTCAATCTGCTGCCCTGTACGCACAGGAGATGTTGGCTGCAAGAGCACGACTGTGCCAGGTTCTTCCGTTAGACTTTGCAGTACCTCCTGCATCACTGGCTCTGTTGGCGTTTCGTCCTTCGCCAACACGTCTGAGCGCAAGAACGCCAGCGCCCCGTAACGCACGGCGCAATCCAGAATATCCTTGTCGTCGCTAGACACGATCACCTGACTCACGCTGTGCGCTGCTAACGCCGCTTCTATCGTCCATGACAGCAATGGCTTACCAGCGCAGGGCACGATGTTCTTGTGCGGAATGCCTTTGCTTCCACCCCTAGCTGGTATGATTGCGATGGTGTTCATAGCACTGCCTCCAATGGTTTATGCGGTATGATACCGATCCCCGAGTCTGGGGTGCAGTCCAGCAATTTGCGCCCTGCTTGGCTGTAAACGTCAAGGCACGTCTGTACCCCTGGGATAAGGGTGCTCAGATGTGCGGGCTGGTACTTGTTGTGGCCCTGGTACACATGCTCCGTGCCTTTATGGTCGCAGCCCAACAAATAGACCTCCTGGAAACCAAGCCAAAAAGCTGCTTGCAAGCAAAGCTCGTAAACCACTGAGTACGACATCGCCACCCACTGGAACTCTGCATCCCGTCCACCGAAGTATCCACCATGCAACGGCCAACTGAACCGTCTGTCCACGATGTACCACCCATTCACCGGAGCGCGGCCCTGATTCGCCCCAATGAACGTAGCCCCGCTAAAGGTATCCCGTGCTAGTGTCGCCCATCGCTCCCATGACCCGTGCTCGCTCAGGCCGTAGAAGGTCAGCTTGGGCGCGTTCTTCCATGCGCATAAGCCATTGACGCCAAAGGTGTATTCGCCCTTTAGCTTCTTTAGGTTGCAATCTTTGAGCGAAGGCCCTGTGCCGAGGACAAAGAGGCGTTCTCCTTTGTAAGCGTCTCTAGTGAGGCCAGCACCCACTGATACGTCTCCTGTATTGCGGATTCTAGGCTGTAGCGTGGCTTCCACGGCGTCACCGTCCTTATCTTGGAATCGTCCAGCCACTCATTGCTCTGGTCGTTGGACTGCCCCAACACGGTAGGCGTCATGTCCAGATGCCCTGTGGCTTTGCACATGAGCGTCACAAAGTCCAGCACGGTGATGGGCTTGTCCGAGACATTGAAGACCTCCCCACACCGTCCTGAGCCTGCCTCCCATTCAGCTGCCGCCATGTACGCCCTTACCACATCCGCCACATGGAGATAGGATTTGCTGGTTTTCCCAGTCCCGCGAATGACAGGCCGTTGCCCCTGCGCAAGCCCGAAGAGCGTTCCCCCTACAATATGATCCCTGTGCGGGTCGTGCGGCCCAAAGCAGTTGGTGTTCCGCATGATAACCGTTGGGAGACGGTAGTTGTGGGCATAGGAGCGGGCCATATAGTCCACGGCGATCTTGGTGGCAGAGTACGTGTCCAACTGGTTCAACTGCGCCGTCTCAGGTACAGGCATCTTCTCCTGGAACCCATAGACGTGGTTACTGGATGCTACCACCACAGCCCCATCCGTCCCTGCCGATTTACACACGTCCAGCACGACGCCAGTCCCAGAGCAATTCACCGTCCAGGCCCGCTTGGGATTCTGGCGAGACGCCTCAACCCCGCTCACGGCTGCAAGATGGAAGACAAATCCACGTCGCCGCACCGCTTGCCATAGGGCCTCTCGGTTTCGGATGTCCTCCACCTGTAGCGGGAACTGGCCCACTAGCCCATACTCAGCCAGCATTCCATCCCCGGCCATGTCGTAGCCTGTGAGTTGCGCCCCTTCTTCAAGAAGAAACTTGCAGAGCGGCGCTCCCATCAGGCCCGAACATCCTGTGACCGTGACCTTTTGGCCTTTCCAGAAACTCATTTCAGCACCTCTTCCAATGGCTTATATTCCAGCACTGCCTTGTGCCCTACCCCGCGCTTTGCCTGGCCTGTGTTGTTCAACCAACCACCAGGCGTACAGTCATAGACTTTTGCCCCCGCAGCTTCTATGTCCAGTCGCGCCCGTGCAAAGCACCGCTGCACCGCCAACAGATACCGTTGTCCATAATTGAAACCACGCCCTGAATGCCCCAAGCTCACCTCTGGGTTATACACATACCCGTGGTCGCTTTGCTCTATACCCAGGAAGTAGAACTCTCGGTAGCCCATCCACGCAGCAAGCTGGCACATGGTCAGCGGCGACGTGCGTCCTGTGGGGATAGGTGGCAGGCTTTCACCAAACCCAACAAAGCCCTGTGAAAAGACCTGGATGCTATCGTGAGCCTTATGCACCCACTGGAACTCAGGTATGCTTTCCTCGGTATCCCATCCAATGTGGAACTTTGGGCATTGTAGGCTAGGCCAGATATATTTTTTGAGCAAGGCTGCCCCGTAAATATCCGTGACGGCGTAATAGGTTGGGACAAAAGGGCACTCTTTCCAGCGGGGAAGACTATTGCAGGCAAAAGTGGCCTCGTCGCGCAACTTTGGCAGCAAGTCCTGCTGTTTGAGGAGCGAAGGCCCTGTACCAAGCATAAAGATGCGCCCACTGGCTATGTTGTGCAGGGCGGCAAGATTGGCAGCATTGGGATGTTCCATCAACGTCTCTTATCCCAGAACTTGATGAAGTCAAAGGCGTCTTCTGCCAGTGACCCTACAACCAGCCCCGCAAGCCCGCCGAATGTCAACCCAAAGGCCAAACCGTAGGCAAACGCTTCTGTCATAGAAGTACCTCTCCCAGGGATTTGTAGGCTATGGCCCCCTCTGTATTCAGCCGCCCGCCTGGTGTGCAATCCCAGAACTGCCGCCCACTACGCTTGATGTCCCTGTTCATCCGTTCAGCGCATTCCAAGATGGAACGGATGCTCCGAGGCTTCGCTGTCCGCCCCTGGTCTACATCCCACGCTTGCCCCTGCTGCGTTGTGTCCACCCCCAGCATGTAGACCTCGGAGAACCCCATCCATAGGGCCAATTGCGTGATGGTCAATGGAGACGCCCATGCCGTAGGTACGGGCGGCAAGTGCTCACCCAACCCCCACGTCCCGTTCCATCGCACCTGAATATCGTCGCTAGCTTTGGGCATCCACAACCAGCCCTTAGCCACCACGGGCCACCAGATACAGGCCACCTTGTTCATGGCCCCTGGGAAGTCATAAAGCGACTTGATGCGCTGGCCGAAGTCTATGACTGGGTTCGGCTCCGTAATGCAATGCACAAAGGGCTTGAACGGCAACTCTCCCCAGAGCTTCATGCGGTTGCAGGTGAAGGTGAACTCCCCTGCCAGCTTAGGCAACAAATCTAATTGCGCCTTCAAAGAAGGGCCTGTGCCTAGCATGAAGCATCGTTTGCCGGCATAGGCATTATGGACTTGCTTCAACCACGGCAGAGGCATGTCCATGCCGAAGTCCATGCCCCAGTTGTCGGTAGGGTTCCTGTACTGTTCACGCATAGGGAAGGCCCGTATGCCGAACAGTTCTTTGTTCAGGTCTTCCTCTACGATCAGATGGCGAAGAGAAGGAACGTCGCTCAAATCTCCCGCCTCCTAGCCATTACGGTCAGTGTATCGGCGACAGACAGCGTCTCCATCTGGACTCGGTATTCCTCATCAAGCTGATCCCAGATGCGGTTCAGTGCGCCCGCTCCTGGATTTGTCTTTGGCACGGGTGAAAGCCTGCCACGGGCCTGCTTTACGTCCTGCATCGGCTTCCCATTGAGGAGCCAGTTGACATGATTGTGTAGCCCATACCGTGGATACCAGAACACACGGGCCTCAAAGCCTGTGGCAGCTACCACTGCCCCCAACGTCTCGGCTTTCCAGTAGGTGATGTGCGGTTCCCTGAACCAGAAGTCGGCATACGCCTTGCACTCGTACATGGACAGCAAGGCGTCCTGTAGATTGGGTGTCTCTAGGTAAAGCCAACCGCCGCCTATCAACTTCTCTCTGCAAGAACGCAGGAAGGCCATAGGGTCAGCGATGTGCTCAATGGTCGCTATGGCGACAATGGCCGTGAACTTCTTGCCAGGGTAGATGTCGCCGAGGTCTCCTTCTTCGCAAGGAATCTCGCCAACATCACGCACAAAGGCTGCATCTTCTGGATTCCATTCGCTGCCGTAACAATCGTAGCCCTTCTGCACCAAATGCCCCAGAAAACCGCCAGCGGAGCAGCCGATTTCCAACACAGACGAACCAGGCGGCACTTCACTGGTGAACTTTCTCACCGAAGGCCGCGCCAGGTCGTACTGAATGTGAAACCGTTGCTCCGCTGTTAGTTGCTGACCTGGGATGCTATCGTGCGTCTTGCGATAGACGGAACGATAGTATTCCTTCAGGTCAGCTATTCTGTTGTCCAGGTAGACCAGTCCACAGAATCCGCATTCGTAGACTAGCCGTTCGGGGTCTTCACGAATCCCCTTGCGGTAGATTCGGCTCTGCTGCTTCTGGCAGAGAGGGCACTTCCCCATGACTTCCTGTAAGGGCATTTCTAGCCTCCAACATGCCTTCTAGCTTGTCAGCGTACTCCCGTTTCCCGGGAGCATCACTTCCACGCAACGCTTCTATTCGGCGTTTCATTTCCACCTCGGACGGCCAAGTGGACTCCACCAACGTTCTTAGTTCTGCTGCGCCTCGGTCTGGCGTATTGACATTGACCGATTCCAACGCAGCGAGAACGTCAGCAAAGTTCATCCCCTCTGGCAGAACACCTTTCTGGGGAGTACCGTCCGACTGTCCATGAGGTTGCCGTAGGACTTCCTGCAAGGCTTCTACCCCAAACTCTTTGCTGAAGTGCAAGAGTTGGTAGGCAGCCTTGACTGTAGCCAAGTGCATCGGCTCGGCATAGGCGGTCACGATGGTGTAGAAGTAGTTGCACTCCGTACACCGATACGTGTTGCCGCCCATTGCCGTAGCCACCAAGTTCGGGTGCGGGCACTTCCGTGCCTTTGCGAAATCATAGATGAAGTCTCGCTTCTTCCCATTCCTTGCCTTTACATAGTAACGGTAGGTCAGAGTTTGCGGCAAGACTCCATCCAGTGCCTTTTCTTCGTCTACCATGACGCTCCTTTAGGCGATTGAACCTGGGACTCCGTAAAGGAAGAACGCACCCATGACAATCTCGGCTGCGCCCCCAGCGGCAGCAGCGTTTGCAGCCACGTCCAAGTTTACCCAGTCGTCGGCGTCAAGGTCGGTCGTGGACGTGGGCGAGTTCTTCTTTGCCTGATGTGCTGTCCAACCACCAGTCACCGAGTTAGAGAACTCCAAATTGGTGGCGAGATTGACCAGAAGGTTATTCCCTGTGGCCGCCGATGCCGACGTGCCACCATCATAGGGCTTGAATACCGTGGTGGAAGCTCCACTTGCGATGGCCTGACCAGCATGGGTCGTAGCCCCGTTCAGGGAAATGGCAATGGCTACTTCCATGCCAGTCACATCCACGGGACGGCCTACCATGAAGCCGGGAAGGGGAAGCGTCCCGAGGATTTCGGTAACAGTCAGGCTTGCGCCAGTGATCCCGAAGTGCGAGACGCTAACAGATGCTTCGTTTGCATAAGGGAAGCTCATTGGGAAACCTCCATGTCTTTGAGAGTCGGGTGCAGGCTACGGCCTGGACGCTTCAACTCCCAGGTGATGTGTTGTCGTGCTGCCTTGACTGAATTGAAGCCCTGCATGTGGATAGCGCAGAAAAACTTGAACTGCGTCATCGTCTTTAGGACTTCTTCTGGCGGCTTTTCTTCCATTGTTTCCATAGAGGCTATGCAATGCCTTGCGTAAGCCTTCCATGTGGTGTACTCATGTGTGCCTTCGCCATGCCTTCTACAAACGAACTTTCGTACAGGAATTACTGGAGTGTGGGGCACGATGGAGGGTGCGGCAGCCTCTAACGCAACAGCATCAACCCCTTGTACAGGAGGACGCAAGCGGAGGCCCTTGTTCAGATAAGAAGCAATAATAGAGGCATTATTGAAGGCCACGCCTTTGCCTATTGGCTTCCATGCGCCTGCTACCTCTTCAGCAACGAAGCGTTGCCGCCCGTCACTGTCAGTCGTGGCCTTGCGATGACGTACCACTTCCTGTTGCCACAGGATAGCCCGCCCTGGGTCAACCCAATGCGGCTCCAAGCCGTCAGGGATTTCCAAGTGGAATACCTGACCTAGCTGGCGCTTGATATTCGGCCACTCCGATTCACGGAAGCGGTCTATATGCTGGCGCACATTGCGCGGCGTCTCTTTGGGAAGAAACGCATCCCAGGACAGTTGAACGTCTTGTTCAGCCACTGCTGTTACCATGCTTCTGTCTCCGATTATGTGAGCGGCGGCGTTTGCGCTTTGCCGCCACTTCACTCCGCACCACCTGGCTAGCGACAGGCCCAACCGTTGCCTTTGGCGCTTTGGCCTCTAGGATAACCGTGCGCTTCAGGACGACTGGCTCCACCGGCCCCAGGCTGTACCGCTGTATTCGCACTTCTTCCACACGAGTGTGGGAAGAGGGTAATGCGAGGGCAGTTTCCAAATGACGCTGCCCTTGATTCTTTCGTGCTGCGAACACCGCCCCACAACCAGAGCATTGCGTTGACCCGATCCCTTGCCCTGGCTGCGGCGGGAGTGCCGTAATCACTGCCTCTTGATGTTCGTTGGCTGCTTTCAGCAACCGTTCAAGGTGTTGTTTCACCCCACCCTCAAAGGTGGTGGTAAAGTCACAGGCGGAACATTTGATGACTACCTGGCGCAACGTGACCTGATGTGCTAGATAATCAGGGACGGGCCTTTCCATCCACTGCTTTTCTATGCAATCCCAGATGCGTAGAGAACGCGGCCCATCTGTCGTGGCGATATAGGTCGCCACGTTGTCTCGGGCTATGACTTCCTCTACACGTTGCGCCGTCATGCTTAGACCGTTGCAGCCGTATCGCTGTAAACTTCCAGGCCGTGAGGGTCAACGGCCAGCGCCTCGCCCCATTCCTGGAAGATGCCGTACTCCGTGGCCCGCAGGGAATTGTCCTTCTCCTCAGTAGCATCGGCTTCATTGGCCGTCACTATATACATGGACTCCTCAGCAAAGATGGCCCCCTTGGAGTCGCCGCTGGTATCTCTGCTGATAAGGCCGCTGTTCCAGATTTGGATGCTGTAGAGCCGGTCAGACCCTTTCCACCATCGCTGCACCAATTCCTGAGACAGACCGTTGGCGAAAGGCGCATTGCCCGCTGTCGTGCCTGTCGTGTTGGTCAAGTCCAGCATGATGTCGCTGATCTGCTCAATGTGCAGGGACGCCTTCAACGGCAAGGGAGCCGGGCCATAGGCGGAGTTGTTGTCCGTCAGAAGGTAGGCCATTGCACCACGGAAATAGGTAATGTCCAGACCCACTGACGCACCTACGATACTCTTGGTGAAGGTGTCGTACAGTGCAATCACGTCATTTGCCATACGACGCTTCAGAGATGCACCAATCATGCGGCCAGTGGTTCCTACCACGTCCTTGTCCCCTTGCCGGCGAATGAGACGCTTTGAGAGCGTGGCAATGATGCCATGCTCTGTCGGGGTAATGGAAATGGTGTTTGCCACCAACTGCTCGGATTGTGCCAAGTCCACGCCTTCTGTCAGGGCGTTAGCCTGAGCAAGCCGGGCATAGATCAACTGGTCATACTGTTTCTGACCTACGCCAATGGACTTGTTTGCAATCAGGTCGGGGTCGGGGGCGGCAGGCTCAAAAGCCTCTCGTGCAGACGCAACCAAAATCTTCTGCCCGCTGGAGAGG